AGTCAAATTGGAGTTTTTTATCAAGGAAATGTAGCCTATTTACTTCATTTACTTGAAGAATTGTATCTTGAAAGAAGGATAATCCCCTATTAACAAGAAAAGGCATATAATCCTTCTCCGCAAAAGGGTCATTTTTCATGATATTTTCATGTTTATTAATAGCTTTAATATAATCAAATGGTCCCATAATATTATTTATACTAAAAAGGAAGTGTAGATGTACTGCACCGTTGCTGCATCTCTTCGTATTGTGCTTTATCTAGTTCAATTCCTACATATTTTCTATTCATTTCTCTTGCAACACAAGGAACGACCCCTGAACCTGCAAAAGGATCAACAACTAAATCATCTTCATTTGAAAGATAACTTATCACTAATTTTACAAATTCTTCCGGCCAATCATGATGAGATCCTATTGCGCTTTTCATCATTTTATAGACTAAAATATTTCTTAACCAATCGCCTTTCCTTAAAATTTTTCCTTCGCGTGTAAAAACACACAAATGTAAATACGGAAAAATGTATTGATCTTTACTTTCAATATTAGTTTTAACAACAATTTTGTAGTCTTTTAATATATAATCAAAGTCTTCCATCTTGTTAATAATATATGAATGTTTCGAAAATATTTTTCCTTTCATTTTTCTATCAGACTGACATAATACAATAAAACCAGTATTTTTTATTATTCTACAAAACTGTAAAAGTGCTCTATTTAAAAATTCAATATATTCTTCCTGAATAGCATCAAAACCTAAATCATTAATGTCTGGCACACTTGTAAATAACAACTGCACCGAACTTTCTTCAATATTAGGAAGAATATTGAAACAATCATCATGAATTATAGAATCCATTTTTTCCATATATAGTGCGGTTCTGCATCATTAGAATCATAGATATTTGGATGTTTAAGTAATGCTCGTCTATACGGATTTAATGCTATGCCATAAGGTCTGTCATTATTCATCCATTCAGTTAATTTACATTTAGAAACTAGTTTTCCATCGGCATTTTTTACTATTTCTATCATTTCCTTAAATCGTTTAGACCGATCGGTAATACATTTTTCCTCAGAAACTATTTTATCAAAATAATCAAGCATTTGTTGCATTTCATTTTGATATAGTAAATTTTCTCTAAGATGTTTTAATCCTATGATTGCTTGCTCATTCCGTTGATAGTGATCATCTAAATATAAATTTAATAATTTAATCGCTTCTTCATTTGTTTTAAAAAAATCGGCAGTAGGATTAAGTTCTTTATAGTATGGCGCATCATACATAATATATGGTGTTCCGTTCATAATACCATCAGTAGTTGCTACTGACCATCCACCATATTCTTGTTTTGGTGAATATCCAACTCTACATTTTCTTAATTCATTATAATAATCTTTCTTATCGTATTTGTCAACATTAATGTAAGGTCTATTTGAAGTTTCTAAAAGTGGAATCCATACCTTAAAATCTTGTCGCTGTTTCCACAATTCATCCATAGTCTTTATGAAATTATCGAAATCTTTGTATGTAGCTGGTCGATGATTAAATACAATTTTCTTTTCAGTCTCTTTTAATGGTTCTTCTACTATATCTTCTTTTTTGATTCCAGGATGCTGTACTGTCAAAATTTCATCTAGTTTTTTACAATTCCATATACTCAAAATTTTACCTGCTTCTTCTAATACCAACTCTTTCTGAGCTTGAGTGTTCAAATAACATCTTTTCATTTCTAATATACCCATTAAATTATAATTAAGAGCATGCATAGTAGAAACTACTACATCTTTAATATCAAACCAATGACAATAACCTACGACCGGTGGATTATGACTTGAAGTATTATATAAAATATTTTTAATATTGAGTGTATGTTCTGGTAGGTGGGAAAATATTAAATCAAAATCCCATTTTCTATGGCGAATGACTTCCCAATCTTTCGCATTGAAATGTACCCTCATATTTTGAGGATAACTAGGAAAAAACATTACGAATTGATGTACATTAGCAAAGTCCGAAAACATTGACAAATATTTTGGCATTACCAAATAGAAAAATAAATCATCCCGAATTTTATTCAACTCCGTGATCATGGAGTGAATTACTTGAATGTAACTATCTTTCTCTAAATCTTTAGCATATGTAATATTAGGATAAACTAAAATTCGTAATGTTTTTTGAGGCTTAAAATCATAAAGATGTGTGGTTAGTGACATTGTTCAATCGACCATTTTTTCCGACTCTTCCCACATTGGCTGTTCTTCAAATTCAACTTCATAACCCTTATCATTTAAATACCATTTAGTCTTGTTAAGTTGAAAAGGTTGTATTTCCATTTTCCATTTCTCAGATTGAGGAACATGAGGATGATACATTAAAACTTTAACCCTAGTCTTTCGCTTAGATTCTTTACTATCTTCATACACTAAATCGGCAATTCGGTCAAAGTTAAACTTACCAGAAGACATTTGCAAAGCAATTTGTGTATCAGTAATATTCTGTTTTACTTTATTAGCTAAAATACCCTTGTAAGGTGAAGCCGCGTAATTTCTAAAATATTTGCCACGTAGTCTTGCTTCTTCCTCTGTTATGATTTGGTGACCGGCTTTTTCTATAATCTTAGTGCATTCTGCTTTACTAAATCTGTATCCTGTTTCCAACCACCTATAATTTTCAAGATCATCATACGCTACACCCTGTGCATAGTATGCTCCTTTAACAAATTTTATTCCATCAACTTCTTTTACTGGAGATTTTCTAATTTCATCTTTTCTATTAAGTAAATTACCAATACCTTCTAATTCATGGTCAGTAAATTCTGCGTGGGTTGTTTTTGGTATTCTCATAACTGGTATTGTTGTTGCGTGCTTCGCACGATCTGCGGCCATTACAGTTTGAGTTCCATCTCCTCTTACATCTTGTATTTCACCTTTAAACATTCTTTCTTCATAAACCACTACAGGATTACATTTGTTTGTTGAACCTCCTGCATCATCTATTAAATTTTTTACATCAACTTGAATCTGAGCATCATCTTCAAACCGAGCTTGTATAAATGGCATTTTTACATGATTTTCAATAGGCTCTTGAGTAATTTTATATTTCTCTTTACCTAAAATATCTTCAACAAATTTACTACATGGATCTAATCTTGGTACTTTATACATGGGACTCCCATTTGATTTATTATAATATTGTGGATTTTTAACTGCGTTTGCTTCGTGTAACATTGTATATTCCTTATTTTTTAAATGACCCCAATTATTACTATATTCTAATATTTCAAACCGTAATCGGGAAGACGAATTTTGAAATATTTCTTTAAACTCTTTATTCTCTGAAGAATGCCAATAACCATCTCCAACAAATCCTTTATGAATACCTAGATATTGTTTTAAATTTTCTAGATTAATAAAGCGATATAGATATCCTACATAATTATCTCTTGACGGGATATCACCTAAACTATTTTCAATAAAATTTTCTGGAAGTTTCATTTGAACTCACAATCTACCATCATTTCAGTTAAACACGCTACAAGATTAATTTCTTGATCAGCGACAAATGCAGACTTATATTGATAATCAGCAATAATAAGTACTGCTTGTGGAATTGAAGTATCTTTTAAATGATTACTAATTCCATCATAAATTTTTCGAAATATTGTTGTCGGATCATTATCACCATTTTGAGTGACCCATTTACGAACTTCAGAAAAATGTTTTTCTTTTAATGCTTTCATCAATTCATTTAAATTGATTTCTCCAATATGTGCAAGAATTCCAGCATCGATAATTCCTGCAGAAGAATACCTTTGAAGTTCATTTAACACTCTCCTCATATCTGGAAAATGTTTCATAATCAATTCAACAAGAACTTTTTCTTCAAATTGTATTTCATATGATAACAAAATATCTTTACATTTTGATAAACACGATGCCGCAAGTTTTGGCTTGTCTGATTTTGGAATTGAAAATTCTACTACAGAGCAACGTGAATGGATAGGATCAATGATCCTATTACGAAAATTACAAGTAAAGATAAAACTAACATTACCGCTAAATTTTTCAATGAACCCCCTTAGTGCTGGTTGAACCGATTCCGCATTCATATAATCTGCTTCATCGACTATAACGACTTTTCTTCCGCCTGTCATGGAAACTGAACTACAATATTGTTGTAATGTAGTTCTAACAGTATCTATATTCCTTCCTTCATTCGAACCATTAATCATTAAATAATCTACACCAATTTCATCACACATGGCTCGTGCTACTGTAGTTTTACCTACTCCTGGCCCGCCTGATAATAGTAAATTAGGAATACGACCATCATCAACAAACCCTTGACACACTTCTTTAATGTGTATCGGGAGAATACAGTCTGCTACTTTTTTGGGCCGATGTTGTTCAACCCACAAATATTTTTCCATTAATTAAACCGTGCAGTTGATTCCAACTCTGAAAATGGTAATGGATTACCTACAAACTTAGTTGCAAGATAAACAGGATCTGTTCTATGGTCATGACAATCATAACACATATCACGCCATTTTATTTCACCAGATTTGAACTTATTGTCCATATCACATGGCTTACCACAGTTAGAACATGAGGGGCGAGCCGGATACTCTTTAAAGTTATTCATTTTAATTTTATCCATTATAATTTGAATTTTGTTCTGTTGCTATCCAATATTCAATTTTTGAATTTTTATTATCAAACTTTCCGATGCCTTTAGATGAAATTTGTACTCGATAATCTCCACTTAAAAGTTTCATATTTTCAATTTTAAAAACCATTTTAAATTCTTTATCTGTAGTTCCAACTTCTACTGGAAACCTATCTGAAGAAGGAAGACTTGTATCTATTGCCACTAAGTTAATTTTTGTACCATCACCTTCTACAATTAATTCTGGTAATGATAAAACTTGTGCCATTCCTACACAAGATTCAAAATCATCTTTCGACATTTCGAATTCAATTTCGGGACTGGGAAAGTCTAACTTTTTTTCTGGTGGTAGGACTAACATCGCCGCCTCAGCAAAAGTATATTTAAGATTACCTGCTGTTAATTGGTCTGTTCCAATAGATAGATCAGGATCATTTAAACGACTTAATGCGCCCAATAACCTATTAAGATCATAGATAGCAAACGTTTTAGGAATCGTTTCACTAATCTCTGCTTTTGTT